TGGTCTGATGGTTTTGTTGGGTCCTCAATAAAGACTCTACTTTCGGCTAAAGCATCAACCTCATACCACTTATTTGGTGAAGTGATAAATTCACCATATTGTGGTGGTGACTGATAGGTAGTACCATCTTTTTGAATTACAGATGTAATACTAAGCACATTCTTTTCAGGTAAGAAAAATTCAAAGAACGGTCTAACATCATTATTATTAATAACTTTTTTAAATGTTTTTGTTATACCATTAACTACAACTTCTCTTTTAGTTATTGTGTAATTTACCAATCTGTTGTTAGAATCAAAGTTTGGTATTTTAGTTCTATTAGGGTAACCTTCACTATTATATTGAGAAGAGAAATCAATATCATTAGGATTTTCAAATACTTGACCTGCACCGATAAATTGTGAACCTGCTCTCATCACACCCAAGTATCTTTCATCTTCTTGGTCACCATTTGCAGGTACCGTAATTGAAACATCTACTAATGCAATTGATGGTCTATTACCTGGTATCTTTAAACCGTAAGTTCTGGCTATATTATAAATTGAAGACTTTTGTTGTGCATATTGTAAAACTGTCTCTTGTATACTACGGTCCATGTGGTAATGTAAGTTATCACCGATAGCCGCGTTTAAGTCCATAAACACAGAATAGATAGATGCATCGTTGAAGTTAGCAATTAATTCAGGATAATACTGTTGAGTATAATTTATGAGGTCCTGCCTTAAACCTTCAAAGTCTCTTTCTGTGTATGATATTTTACGATTTGCCATATACTATTAAATATTAATTATTACAAAATCTTTAGATGAGAATGTCCCATTAATGATAGAATAATCTATTCTTAATTTTGCCGTGTATTCTTCAGTCCCTCTACCAGGTATTTTAAATACTTGATTACCTAATTCTTCATAATTTATTTCTCCTGGTAATGGTTCAGATTCTAAATATGGTTCAATGGTAATGTCATTTATTTGTAGGTTTGGTATGTATTTATCTACCGCTTGTCTTACATCTGCTTTAATTGCGTCGAATGTAGGACCGTCTAATGGTTCAAAAATAAACTCATATATTCTTGTTCCAAAATCAGGTAAAAAGTATCTACCACCCTTTCTGGTTAGTATCAGATGTAATAAATCAGCTCTAATCTCTTCGTCTGAAGATTGAGTTAAGCTTACATAGTCACCTTTAATACTATCCCTAAATGGGAAAAATACACCATATGTTTTACCGTCTGCCATATTCCATAAATATAAACACAGATAATTTTATCTAAAGATGTAATAAAAAAGGTCAGACAATGTCCGACCTTTTTCTCCTTCCTTAACCTCAGAAGATATAATGAGTTTTCATTTCTTCTGATTTTGTTTATTTATCCTTCACATGCAACACACTGTAAGTCATTCAAACCAAGTTTCTTTCTTGCGAATGCTTGTGCCGAATTCATTGAGTGTTGATAGTATAAAGTTTTAACACCTAATTGCCATGCTTCAATAAGAAGTTTGTTCACATCCCTTGTCGGCATGTCAGGTGAAATCATTAAGTTTAACGACTGTGACTGGTCAATGTAGTCTTGACGAACCGCAGCTTGGTTGATAATTGATGATTGATTAATCTCTGCAAATGTTCTGAAGATATCTTTTTGTTCATCAGTTAAAAACTCTAAGTGTTGTACTGAACCATCATTTTGTTTAATACTATCCCATACTTTTTTGGTGTCTTGACCTAATTCAGACAATACGTTTTTTAATACAGGATTTTTAATGGTTACCTTCATTTTAGCAACATCCTTCACATAACAGTTAGACCAAATTGGTTCAATTGATTGAGATACCTGACCTAAGATAAATGCTGAAGATGTTGTTGGTGCAATTGCATTCAACGTAACATTTCTTCTACCATAACCTTTCAAGTATTCTGGTTCACCAAACATCTCAGCCAACTTCTCTGAAGCCGCGTATGATTTTTCTTTGATAAGTTTGAATACCTCAACATTCAATCTCGCAGTGTCTCTTGTGTCAAAAGCCAATCCACGTGACTGAAGTAGTGAGTGCCATCCCAATACACCTAAACCTAACGCTCTTTGTCTCTTAGCAAAGTTGTAAGCTTTCTCCAAATAGAAGAACCCTCTCTTACCTTCAATAGTTCCGTTGTCTCTGATATCCTCAATTTTAGTTAAGAATTCAGTAACAACTGCATCTAAGAACATAGTCATCGTTTCAACAGCATCTGTATCTTTCCACTCATCGTAGTGTAGAACATTCATTGATGACAATACACAAACGAATGACTCTTCTTCAGAGTTGTGAAGTGCAATCTCTGAACATAAGTTAGAGTTATAAATCGTAGCGTCTTTGTCTTTATATACATCAACAGTATTTCTATTCATGGTATCGTGGAACATGATGTATGGATAACCAATCTCACCACGTCTTTGGATTACTTTTGCCCATAACGCTCTTTTCTCGTCATCACCAGCAATCATCTCTTCCATAAATTTATCAGTAACTGTTACTGCGTGTGTGAGGTCCTGAATTGGGAATCCTTCTGTTCCAATTTCTAAGAACTCCATCGCGTCAGGATGGTCAATAGGTAAGTATGGTGAGAATCTACCTCTACGAGTAGAACCTTGTGAAATATTGTCCACAACACTTTCAAACAAGTTCATAAAGTGTACCGCACCAGGTGCATGACCGTTGTCTGTAATTTCAGCACCACGACCACGAATGTTACCAAAGTATCCTGAGGTACCACCACCCATCTTACTCATTTCACCAACTTCAGCCTGAGTATACAAGATTGATTCAATATTGTCCCCAATATTTGAACCAAAACAACTTACAGGTAATCCTCTTTTCTTACCAAAGTTAGCCCATACAGGTGATGATAGTGAATACCACCCTTTACCCATATAGTCGTAGAATTTATCCGCAAAACCCTCGATACCTAAAAGCTTCTCTGCATGTTCAGCTATTGTTCTAATTCTCTCTAAAGGTTCTTCACCTTCACTTAAATACCCTCTTTGAAGAAACGTAATCGATTCTTCGTTAATCCAATCAAAAGGTTTTCTATCTTTCATATTAATTTTTATATTATTGTTTTTCTTTTAAAATAAATCGTTTGACGTTACCGACTTTGATTTCTTACTATAATTGATACTTCTCTTATTGAAGAAATCTGTATGTTTTGTTGTTAGGATTTCATCATCAAACCACTCTGTTGTTTCTAACAAAGACTCGTCAATATCAAAAATACTATCAATACCAATAGAGTTTAATGATATATTAAATCTGTGTTTAATAAACTCCATTGTCTGTTCTTTTGTAAGGAAATCTAAATCTCCTTTTTCAAAAATCCATTCAACGATATCACTTTCAGCTTCATAAGCCTCGATGGTTGCTTGAGTTAAATCATTAATTAACTCTTCAGTCCACCAATCAGGGTTTTCTTCTTTGATAAGATTTACCAAATCAAACCCAAATTCCGCATGAATGTTTTCTTCTTTTGATGTTGCTTCAACAGCGTTTGAAATACCTTTCAACATGTTTTTGTGTTTGTTGAACGACAACATAACTAAAAATTGTGAGAATAACGATACATTCTCTACAAACATTGAGAATAATACCACAGACTCGAAGTACTCTTTGTTCTCCACTGATTTAGAAGTTGAAATTGACTTCTCAAGGTACTTAATTCTTCTACGAATTGCAGGAACCTGTAACAAGTTTTCAAACTCATTATTTAGACCCAACAACTGTATTAAATGTGAATAAGCATCTGCGTGTCTAACTTCAGACTCTGCGAAAGTAGCACCAACATTTCCGATTTCAGGTTTTGGCATTCTTTTGTAGATGTCACCCCAAAAGGTTTTTACCGCAACCTCGATTTGTGAAATTGCCAACATAGCTCTTTCAACAGCCGATTTTTCTTTTTCGTTCAAATGAACTTTATAGTCCTGAATATCTGAGGTAAAATTAAACTCAGTATGAACCCAATACGAATGTCTAATCGCATCCACATAGTCATTTAAACTTGGGTAATCATAAGGTTTAAGATTTACTCTTTTTGCAAAAATGTTTGGTCTATGTTTTGAACGATAAATGATATATTCCTTCGCAACATCATTAAGACCATTGTCCATTAATTTATTCTCAACCATGTCGTGAATATCATCAACATGTGGAACATTATCTTTATTATTTCTAAATAAAGCTTTCGTAGAGATTCTTGCAATTCTTTCTGCAGTCTCCTCATCGACTTTATCTATACTACTCATAGCATTTAGGATTGCCCTTTCAATTTTTTCGGTTTGAAATGGGACTTTATCTCCGCTTCTTTTAATGACATAACGAATGTCTTTACTTACCTGACTTACTAAACTTTCCATAATATATTCTTTGTATTTTATTAAGTATTTGGAGTTTCCCTTTGTTTACGTTTCTCCAACAATTCTTTGATACGTTCTTTGTTTCTTTCTTCTTTTTGTTCTTCCATACCTAAGAAAGTAACACTTGATTCTGTATCGATTTCCATCATCTCGTTATCGAACTTACAATTTTCAAAAACAATTCCATCCTTACCAATTCTAGATTTGGTAATAGCAATTGTTGCCAAGTTCATCTCTTTCTGTTGAAGGGACTTCGCCACAGAAATAATAACGTGTCCGACCTGTGCTTTTTTGATGGAACCTCCCATTTGGTCGGTC